ATCTTGTTTGATGCACCAAGGATTTGAGTCTTCACAGGTCCGCCTGCCGGCAGCATCTCTTTGTACGCCTGCGCCTGAAACTGCGTCACCGCCTCGCTCAGAAGCGGGTGGTGCACACCACTTGCACCCATAAACGGCTCGTTACGTTCTTCGTAATTCACACCAAGTAACTTCAAGCCCTTGGCAATAGCCTCTTCCCAGTCCTCACGGGATTCCTTGTCATCATCCACCTTGCCCCGCAAATCAGACGACAAAGACCCAAGTGTCGAGTCATCCAGAACCTCGGCTAGATTGGCGTTATGGTCGTACATCTCAGCCTGGACCTCGACCATCTCTTCCATGCCAGCCATCTCAATGCCCTCTGGAAGCGTGTCCTCCATAGGCAGTTCGACTGTCATTTCTTCGGGCATCTGCTGCACCGGGCCGCCTGGACCCATCGCCATGTCTACTGTCTGTGGAGGAAGTGCCATTAAAAGATTCCTTTGAACTTCTGCGGACGAGCAATGGGGCTAAAACCTTTGACCATGCCGCCGGCAGCTTTCTTGGGCGGACCAATGCGTTTGACGTACTCGTCAAATGACATCGTCGCTGAGTAATCTGTCTCGCCCGGCTTTGGGTCATAAAACCTGTCACGAAGTTTTGCCAGAAGCTTTTCGTCTTTAATGTCGTCTTTTTTCTTTGCCATCAGAATGTCCCCTTAAAGGTGCCACCTCGTTTTTTCATAATCGCGCCACCTCGTTTTTTCTTCACTGCGCCGCCTTTCTTGTGCATGCGAGTTCCACCTAAGTCGCCTGCAATTGAAATCTCACGTATTTGATCTTCAAGATCCAGAATGCTTTTCATAAGCGCACTGCGAACTTCGGGAGTTCGTATGTCAGGATCCTTCAAAGAACCCTTTATTATTTCTTGCTGATTACGAAGACTGGCAATCAGCATCTGTCTTCCTTCTTTATAGTCCATCACATCACCTGCCTTGCCATACCGCCGATTCCCGAGTGTACCAGCTTTTTTGGTCTCAAGTCTACGGGGCCGCCTTTTGCGCGGCGGATCGGGCCACTAAGAAGTTCTTTGCCTTCTGGGGTGTCAAACCTAAGAATTCGTAACGGAACGTCCACTTCAACGATGCTGTCGAGGTTGGGGTCGTATTGAGATGCTTTTGCCACAAGTTTTTTTGGGCTGCCGCCAGATTCTATATAAAACTCGTTGCCAGGCTGCGTGTTCCTAACTTCAACGGTGCCTCCAGCCTTTTCGAACTCTCGAATACTTTTATCCAGCGCGGTGCCATATAATTTTTTGAATTTAGCAAATCTGTTCGCCGCCGTTTCATTTGTTTTTTCCATTGGTCCGACAAAATCATCGTCGGGTCGGGCCTCCTCGCCCACTCGGCCCCCTGCAAAACCCCGCTCGTTTGCTACCGCTCTCCAATCGGGAACAATCATGCCTTTGTAGCCCCGAGCCTGAAGCTCTTTAGCCAACATACGCAATCCACCAGAATAAAAATCTACTTCGCTACTGTACGGCGCTGGAGATATGAAGCCCTCTCTTCCTTCGCTTTCAGAAGTTGCTTTGGCAATTTCTACCAGCGTTTTCATGTTTTCGCCGTCGGGGTGTTGAGCAAGCCTCTGCTCAAACTCTGCGAACGCATCTTGATATTCTTTTGTAAGAGTTTGATCAGAGATAAAGTTACGAAGTTCACTGATCTTTCGTTCGTCCTCAAGATGATCTGCGTATTTAAAAATGTTGTTAACCGTGTCCTCTCTTATTGACATGTTGATGAAATTTTTTAAAGACTCATTAGATGTTAGTGATTTTGAGTTTAAAATTAAAAACCGTTGTTCTCTTGATAATCCAGATGCATTTGCGCCGAATAATCTGTCTGTTTCTTGCTGCGCTGTTTCTGCATATTCTGCAAACTTCTGCTTATCCGCTTTACTAAACGAACTTGCAATTTTTCCAGCAAGGTCGAGGCTGCCACCTGGCGCTTGAAGAAGATCCCTTTCGTCTTGAGACAGACCCCGCAGTTTTTTCAAAAACACAGGGTCCGAAAAGATTTGTCCTGTAAGGGTGTTTACATAATGGTCGTTCGCGAGTTTTGTGGATATCTCCAGGCCAGCAATCTCTAGCTGCTCTTCTTCGGGAAGATTAGAGAAAATTTCTGCCACTGTCTTGTTTTCTCTGCCCGGAGCTTCTCTGGGGCTGGATTCCACAACTATAGGAAATCTTCTTTTTATTTCGGGATTCCCAATAACGTAATCCTTCTCCGACATTCTTGTAATTAATCGGCGCGTGTCTCTTATCTGACTTCGTAAAGAACCAAGCAAAACTGGAGAAGAGGGTTGTCCAGTTGAATCAAGAAACTCTTTGATCGACCCCTGTGCCCCAATTGTGTCTAATGATGGAAAATACGGATCCCCAGTTTCTCTAACATTAAGGTAACCACCAGATATCCTTTCAGGAAAAAACAGCTTTTTATAGTTTCTTTTTATAGTGCTTCTTAACCTGCCTACTTGAGGCATGCTTTGTGCGTATGCAATTCCTGCGCGCAATGAATCCGCACGAAAATCATCACCTTGAGGGTCTGCTCGGAACGGCTCAAAATCGTCAAAGCTAGGTGATTCGCGTCTGCGTTGTGCAATACGCTTTTCTGCTAAAGTTAAATTTTCCGACGCTTCTTCTACCTTACGTAAGGCATCAGGCCGAAGTTCTAGCCGCTGCTGCATCAACCGTGAAACTTCTGGAGTAAAAGGGACGCGAATGCTTTGTTCCGCGCCTCGCTGAAATCCCTTCCGCCAGCCGTCTAATCGTTGGTCGAGTGTCCTGTAGTATTCGTCCTTACCCGTACCAGAGTAAAGAGAAAGAATTTTACTGCCACTATCTGCGTTTGAAACGTGGTTAGATTGAAGCTCTGCCGCGTAACCATACAGATCATTGGTGTTATATTCTTTGATACCGATACCTCGGGCATGACCGTAAAAACCGGGGTACGGACTGAAATAATCATGATTGTCAATGTCAGCGGCTTTCATCAGACCAAATCCAGGCACGTCTATTACGTTGCCTGTGGTGTTGGACATAACCATTGTAAAATACCCAACCCGAGGATCTGGATCATTCCGATTCGCGCTTTCATAAGCCAACAACTCATCCGGCATTTGAGACGACTCATACCTACTTGTTCGTCCAGCGATTCTTGCGGGTGCTGTGCCTGCCTGTTCTTCAGCATCAACCGTTCTGTTCAAGAATAAGCGGGTGCGAGTCTGCGGCAGTCTTGTCGTCATCAAGCGACGAATCTCTTCCGCCGTAAACTTCTGGTTCGGATCCTTGAGCAACGCCGTCTCAAAAGGCGAATCTTTAACCTCGGACATCACGCCTGCATCACCCTTGAGCATGCTCAAGAACTGCGTTCCAGTAATCTCGCCGTTTTTGTTCGCGGCCCGTGCAAACTTGCCGCTATCTACCATATTCACAAAGCTAGTTAGCGCCGGAGAATAATGTCGAACTTTGCCAACAAACTCATCTTCTCCACCGATCTTTACCGCGTTCTGTGCAAAAACGGGATTTTTGGAGTCTAATGAACCAATGCCGCCCGGCTGACTCTGAAATCCCTCCGAAAACAACGCCGGGATCTCATCTTCAACGTCCCCTCGGCCAACACGCGCAACATTTTGGGCGGTCAGCACAGTCTCATCAACGCGGTCAGTGAGAAGCGAATCTATGGCATCAAACTGCTGTTCAGCTTCTTGTCGATCACGAGCCTCTGTTAACTCGTCCTCCGTAAGACGCCGATGCTCGTTACCTCTACGACCAGCAATCTCGCTTTGGATGTCCTGTTGAACGCGATCAAACTCAGTAACCGTGAACGTGTCGTCCGTGGTTCCGCCAGTGCGCCGCTGGTTGTAGGTGTCTACTGCACGATTGTAAGCCTGAACAAGATCATTGTCTGACAGCCCCGCATAGTCTAAATTGCGCGGCCCTGCATTAAAAAAAGCACCCGCCGCAAGATCATCTACGTCCCGCTTTTTCTTAATCTCAGGCAATTCTCCTGGATCGAGTAACAACGCTCGTGCTTGATCCTCACGTGCTGCCGCATCAGCCGCCGCTGCATCTGCTAAAGCGTCCGTGGACCGCGAACCACCAAACGCAGACTTTGCTAACTTCGCCGCCTTCAAAGCAGCAAACGGATCAGCCAAAAACTCGCCGGCAAGTGCACCCTGCCTAAACGGATTTACACCCGCACGAGACAACGCATCGTCACTGTCACTCGGCGCGTCTATCCTCTCGCCGTAACCCATGCCGCGCATGATCGCCTCGGCACCGAAAGCATCCTGTGCTTTGGTCAAGGCACGAAAAACCGCGTTCTCATCCTCAGACAGCGGTTTACCCAACATATATTTAGAAAACAACATCGGGGCATCACGGCCCAATATCGCCAAAACATCCGGGAAAAACCCACCGATGCCAGCTACCGCGCCAACACCAACACCCTCCAAAACATCCGCGCCCTCCGCCAATACCTCGCCCATCGGCCGCCTGTTCTGAAATTGTTCAGCAAGCGAAAGCCGATTTGCCATCGCACGTTCAACAGGAGTCGGCTTGCGACGAGGCAACGTCATGACACCTGAACGAAGATTAGGTTGAGAAGGTGCTACCATTAGTAATAGTCTCGCTTCTTAGAGGGCAACCAGTCTTCTAGCTCTTCGCCCTGTAAACTGATAAAACCACCCTGACGAAAACGCATCAGAGCCATTGTCATGCTATCACAGAAGTCATCATGATCGCCATTTGGAAAAGAAGCAACTTCTTCTATCACCTCGTCCGCGAACTTCTGCGCCGCAGGATACCAAACTTTTCCTGACTCGAAAATCGGCGATGCCATGTGCATCCGTGTCATCTTATCTATGCCGCCACTGCCCTTGCGACGACCAGGCGAAAACGTAAGCACCGGTAAATTCAACAAACGCATCTCATCCGCCAACGGCGTACCACTCGCCTTGGCCTCGATCAACATCATGTCAGGCTCCCAATACTCGTTTTCCTCCAATGCAACCTGTTTCAACTCAGGAAAGCTCCAACGGCCACGCTTCGCATCCAACAAAATCAAATGCTGATCACCATTGCTATGCGGCTCAAATACACCCCACGTCGTAATCGCAGAATAGTCCGCCGTCTCCCGCTTGCTGTACGCCGTGTCATAAGACTGAATAATGTAGTCTAACTTCGGAATGTCCTCCTCATCCCACTCGTTCCACCACTCACGCTTGATGACAGCCGTCTCTTCCGATACCGGATTCTGCTGCCACTGTGCATTCCATTTGCCCACGGACAACGAAGCCTTGACCTTCAAAAGCTCGTCTTTTTGCCAAAACTCAGGCCATAACGGTTCCCCCGACGGCATAATCGCAGGAAACTCAACTACCTCCCACTGATCTGACATTATATCCGCCGCCTGCGATTGTAGTAACCGACCCGTCAAATCCTTCTTTGACCACCGCGTTTGAACAATGATGATCGAACCACCAGGCTGCAAACGCTGACGCGGCCCAGATGTGTACCACTCATACGTATTGTCATAAGCAGACGAGGACAACGCATCCTGCTCCGAGTGCGGGTCATCAATAATCAACAAATCCGCACCACGACCCGTCATCGCCGCACCAACACCAGCAGCAAAATACTCGCCGCCCACGCTCGTCTCCCACCGACCAGCAGCCTGACTGTCCGCCTTCAAATCCGTGTCAGGAAAAACATCGTGATAGATCGGGTCGGCAATCAAATCACGAACCTTGCGGCCAAACCGTACCGCCAACTCCGTGTTCATCGTCGCCTGAATGATCTTTAACTTTGGATTGCGGCCCAGGAACCAGCTAGGCATCAAATACGAAGCAAACTCTGACTTCGAATGACGAGGCGGCATGTTCACAATCAAACGCTTCAGGTCACCCGATGCTATGCGCTCAAGCTTCTCAGCAATGATTTTATGGTGCCGCCCTACAATGAACCCGTCATACACATGCATGACGTATTCCATAAAATTATCTCTGGCCGATTCACGCAACTCGATCCGCTGACGCTGTTCTTCCAGCATCAACATCTCTTTCAGCACTTCTTCAGGGAGGAGGTCTAAGTTACCCGTGTCCATGTCCGAACGATAATACGGGCCAATGAATTTATCAATGCTTGTATATGTTGCGCGCACAGGACCGCAGTCAAGCAAAAAAGGGGGGAGGGGGAAACTTTTTTCGAGGACTGTTGCTGGGGCGCAACAGTAACCCCGGCGCTCAAAGTGAGCATAGAAAGTGTTGTACATTGTTGTACATTCGTGTAAGATCATAAGACTATCAATCTTAACTAGGGAGATACCTATGAAGACAATAGTACCACAGGGCCACGTTGAGTGGCTTGAGCAGCAGATCGAGACATGCACCTCGATCATCAACAATCAGATGAACCGTAAAGTTGCACTCACCGAAGCGTTGGAGAATGCCAAAGGGATCTCCGGCAGCGCGAAGATCGTTGAGGTGCCAACTGCAAAGGCGAAGGCACGGGCCGTGAGTGGGTTGACCAAAGCCGAGCGGAAAATCTGGAGGCTGCTCCGAAACACCGATCTATCATCTGCTGACTTGGTCCAAAGAACCAAGCTGAAGCTGGGCACGGTTCACTCAACCATCTGGTCTCTACGCAGGAAGCTGAAGCTGAACGGCAGCACCATCAAACTGGTGGATGGTCGATACAGAATCGTCAATCAATTCCCGCAGGCAGTCGGAACATGACCCTCGAAGAACTAGCTGCCGAACTGGTTCGGATAAACCAAAAAGCACTCGCCACCCAAAAGGTGGCGAGTGTTCCTGCGGAGCATGCCGTCGATCCAGCAATGCGCGCAGAAACCAACCGAGTCGCAGAGTCATACCACGCTGTCACCTCGATGACGGGCGGTGGGCTGACGCTCCACAAACTTCCATACTACGCCGCGATGGCCGAGTATTGACCCGCGCGCAGCGCGGGTCGCAGGCGCATTTAGTGTTTTACTTTGTTGCATAATCGTGTAAGATAATCTTATCGTTAAAGAAAAGGAGAAAAAGCGATGACTAGGAAATCCAACCCTTTCGGCAAAACAGCGGACCGCAATGCGCCGTATGCCATCTACCAAGCCGGATCGATGACGTGGAAAGTATTGAAAACTTACCAGCGGCCGGACAAAGAAAAGGGCAATGATCTTGCCCGTTGGTTCGTACTAGGCGAATCACCAGCAGCCGGAGCCTACGGAGACATGGGCGACATGTACGTTAAAGATATCTTGCAGGTCGCTGTGCTAGTCCAAGCCACGGACGAATGGAGGGAACACTACGGAACCCGTGGCATCTTCTCGCTGTCCTAGTCAGCGAGACCAAGCCCGCGCTACGGCGCGGGCTTTTTTTGTTTTAGTGCCCGCGATCCACAGACGGCCGCAGGCGCAGGCCGCAGGCCGCAGGTATTAGCGTTTGATAATTGTTTTATTTTGTTGTAAAATGTTTTAAAGATTGGAGTTTAAATCATGAAATCAGGAATCATATATCGGGGGCCATCGCTGATTGACGGCCAACCCATTGTGGCTATCGCGATAGCCAAAAGCCGGAACACAAAAACCGGCAACATGGTCCAGACATATATCCTATGCGACAACGGGCTAGACCCGATGCTGAATAACAAGCTTGGCCATGATTACAGCATTTGCGGTAATTGCAAGTTTAGGGGCGAGGCCGTCGCAGCCGATGCCCCTGGCAAAATGGCCAAGGGCCGCAAGTGTTACGTCGCATTGTTCCAAGGCGTGTTGATCACTTGGAAACATTTACAAAAGGGCGGATATCCCGTCATCACTGGTCATGACAACATTGCCGAGATTGGCGCGGGGCGCATGGTCCGAATCGGTACATATGGCGACGGGGCAGCCGTCCCGTCGTATATCTGGGACAGTCTCCGCAGCCGCGCCATAGGACACACAGCCTACAGCCACCAAGATAATCTAGGTGGTGTTGCAGTAGATCCCAACGTATTCATGATCAGCGCAGACACCGAGGCCGAGGCAGTCAAAGCTTGGCAAGATGGAAAGCGCACCTTTCGAGTGGTCCAAAACATAGACCAGATTGTGCGAGACTACGAAGTATTATGCCCCGCCAGCAAAGAAGCCGGCAGGCGCGCCACATGTGACACGTGCAAGCTTTGCGCCGGCGCATCCAAAAAAGCTAAATCCATTGCAATCGTTCAACACTGACAGCCCGAGCTATAGCTCGGGCTGCTGCTCGAGCTTTAAGCTCCAGATCGACAAGGCCGCAGGGCGCAGGGCCGCAGGCAACTCGCGTATCGGCCCATGCCATAAGGGCGCAGGGCCGCAGGCGCAGAGGTCATCGATCCGCGAACCGTGGATTTCAAGCGCATATTTGCCTTCAAATAAAAATACATCGCCTGTCGAGGGTGCGTGTAACAAGAAAAAGCTAACGCCCCCGCAACGGGAATGCGCCAGATTCCACGCAATCTGTGACTTAGACACCAGAACCCGATTATTTTTTATTATTTTTAATTCAAGCCAGAACGGCACAGCATCCATGCACATGTACACATCTGGCATGCCCTGCGTAGATCGGTTTTCAACCCGTTGCGCGTGTGTCTTGTTCGGTAAAATCTGCCTCAACGATTTCCATAGATTCGCTTCTGTCTTTGGCATCGACAACCTGTTTCATATCGTTGAAGGCATGGGGATATTGATTGCGGATCGAAGCCAGACGGGCGACGATCTCTTCTCGCGAAAGCTTGTCAAGCTGATGAACGTGAGTGGATTCTCGCCTGTCGATGGTCAACCCACCGAGCGAAGATCGAATCTTCTCGGCATTGATCGCGGCGGAAAACTGCCCCGCTTCTTCCGCACCGACGGACAACTCCTCAAATCGTTTGAGTTGATTGAGCAGCGTGACGCCATATCGGCGTTCCCGTGCCTCTCGCAACTCTTTGATCAGGACAGGAACATCAGGAAAGCTGTGACCGTCGAGAAGTTTAGCGGCCTGTACGGCGGCACTCTTTTCAGCGTAGCCGGCTTTGCGCGCACATTCTGCGTTCGAGTATCGACCCTCGACATAATACTTGGCGAAGGTGCGTTGTCTTTCGGTCAATCCAGCAGGGCGTCCCATGTCTTGTGTATAACGAATTTTTCTGGGTTTCGTCAAACTTTTCGAAAAAGCATGCGCGTACCACTAGGGCAACAGGCTGTTTGTGACACTTATCTGTCTTGTTGTGACACTTTAAAAACACGAAGTGTCACAGGCGTTTTTGAAGCAGGACAATGGTTCGCGGACCAAAAACCATGTTTTGTGACACTTGTGACACTTTTTTCAGAATTTTTTTCATCGAACACGTTACCCGTAGAAAAGGCTTATACAAAACGTCACAAAGTGTTTGGCCATTGTTTTATATTGTTGTACTATACATTAATACCTAACAAGTGGAGACTGATATGAATAAGGTAGAGTTTTCGGCAGACACTGGTGCGCCACGAATCATCATCCAAGCGAACCCCTCGTGGGAAGCATGGGTAGAAATCTGCGAGGCCGTGTGGGTCACGGCCTTGGAGGGTGGGTGCAACTACTGGATGGATGCCGTTCGGTATGACGAGGATCGTGCGTGGGTTCCGTACCAGCATTGTGGTCGGCGAGTCGATGATGAGTTACGACGCGGCATCCCCGATCTGGACATCAAGAACGGCAACCATTGCATCCGCAACTTCCCGATCAAGGTCTACCACAATGCCGATGACTGGGAGTCCGGCGAGTCCGAGATCACCGAGGGTATGTCATTCGAGGTGGTTACGCGTGGCATCAACAATCTGCCGCCGGAGATCAAGCTGTCGATCATGAACCCATACACCTGTGACATCGACGCCGAGATTGCGGACCAGATCGTGCAGACAGGTTTGTTCGGGAGTGCGGTCTATGGATGACAATTACAACAGCGGATTTGACCTTGTGTTATCCGACGATGAAAAAGACCAGCTAATCCACTACTACAAAACAGAAGCATATCCTGATTGGATTAAGAATTGGCTTCCTGCTGATGTGGACCCAAACACAGGTTTATACACGGATGAGTCCGAGTGGGCTGGGGAAGAATATGAAGAGATACATTGGGACGGCATCCAGTTTGAGGATAGCGACAGAATGTTTGACCTGTGTATGCACTTTGTTAATGGCAGAGTGGGGGTAGATGTCTACGAATGTGATCGGGTAGCCAATAACTGGCAGACTAACTTCCGTCACGTGTGGACTCTCACAGGGGGGACGACAGATGACTGAACGAGTGAGGGTGGCACCGCCTTGGGTGCGTGGCGATGCGAAGCACGGCAGTCCAAGGGACCGTGGTTCGGCAGACAGGTATTATGGTCGGCGGTACAATCCGCATTGGCATTGGTACAGCGATCATGGCTGTCAGACTGTGGAGTCTGAGCACATGACCGTCGAGGAGATTGCTGAGTACAACGAGGGCTGGCATGGCGAGACAGGCGAGAAGGTCTGGTTCGAGCCGGAGCCGAGAGAGGAGTATTGATATGGGAGCGAAGATCATTGAGGCCGAGTACCACGTACAGACCACACATTTCTGGGAACCCAAGCACATTGAGGGTTGGCCCACCGACGAAGAGGGTGCGCCGCGTGATGTCAAAACGGCATACAACTTCTGGATCAAGTGGGGGCTGTTGCATGTGCAGTGGGAGAAGGACGGTCACAGGTTCGAGTACGAGCCGACTGCCGAGGAGAATGGTGACGGCATGGACTACAAGTGGCCTGACGCCGAGTACATCGATGGCGAGAGGATGGACTGATGGAAGAAGAGATCGAGGAAAACTGTGAGTGTGGTCTTACAGAGGATGGTTCGTGGGACGAATCGCTGTTCGACGAATGGGGCTGTGACTGTGAGAGGATCGAGTGATGGGTAAGGTAAGTGATTGGCTGATTGGCATGCAAGAGGATGCCGCGTGGATGAGCCGAGATTCGTGGGCCGCGAAGCATGGCGCACAGAATCTGGATGTGTATGACAGGACACAGGACGAGATGAACGGGGTTGAGCAGCCCGATGGTCAGCCTGACGAAGCCCAAGAGTGGCATGACTTTGATCCGGAGTGCTAGTGATGGACAACCATCCTGAGTTGACAGAAGAACAGAAAGAGGAGAGGCGCATCTTTCACCGGATGCGTCTCGCCGCCCTACACAACGGCAATCTTCTTGATCGCGAATTCGATAAGATATTCGGTTGGGATTGCTGGGGGCCGATAGATTTTGATTTTAGAGAGGAGCCGTACCGTGCCGGTCATTTGGAAACCGGCAAGGTATCGGTGAATGGTCACGTTGTTCGGCGCATACATGGGCAGTCGGGTGATGTGTTGTCGAGGAAGCGTCGTCGTCTGACGAAGCGCAGATTTTTGAGGAAGATCAGATGGGCAAAGTAAGAACCGAGAAGTATCGGGATGCACAACTTCTGTTGAGTCGTGCGGTGAATAAATCGTCGGAGTTGCTGTTTACTGGCGACGAAAACTACGAGCAGGCGGAGCATGATCTTGTCGATGCCGCCGTGAGCAAGCTGCACGAAGCGCAAAGCCTGCTGATGAAAGCAAGGTTGAGGTTGAGCGATGGATGATTACGAAGGGGTCGAGTGCGACCAATGCGGTGAGATATGCTGGGAACATACCAGCTATTTTGGGGACATTCGTTGCGACGAGTGTGCCTATGAAGACAAGACCTACAGGAGAGAGGTCTTGGGTGATCAGCTTCCGAGGCAAAATGATAGTTAGTTGGGTGTTGTTGTGGATCACTGCGGCGGGGGCCGAAGAGTTTCGCGTGAAGAACGTGGGGGTCTTTGACACCGTCGAAGAGTGCCACGTGGCGGCATCGAAGATTTTCTGGGATGATATGCCTGTGAATGAAGAGGCTGTGTGCATCCGCGTTGACACATTGAAAAGGTACTGGGAATGAAGAAAAAAGAGTTAACGGAAGAACAGGCGCGCGCTTCAACCGAAGCAATGAACGACCTGATGGATGCGTTTCAAGACGTGGGCCTGGACCCTGAGTTCGCAGGATACCTTTTGATATCTTCCGGCTTATCCTTGGTGACGTTGAACAATCCAGAGGAACCGCTGTGTGTTTTGGATGTGCTTTCGAAAGCAATCCGAAGCGCAAACCAGAACGTCTATGATTCGATCATGGAAGAAAAAGAACATGACATTGACGATGACGACGATGAAGGAGTGAGGCATTGAACAGGGAACCGAGTTGGCTAGTTAAGGGCGATGGTTCGTGGGCCAAGATTCTACAGAACAATTTGTGCCCACGTTGTGAGACTGCGCTGGATCAGGATCAAAGATGCAAACTGTGCTCATGGTCTTGGAAGCCAAGAGAAGCGGCAGATGATCGCAGGGATGAGAGCGAGGTTTAAAACGTGCCGGAAGATTTTACATTTAAGACACAGCCCTACGCACACCAGCTAGAGGCGTTGCAAAGATCGTATGACAAAATCAACTACGGCTACTTCATGGAGATGGGGTGCGGTAAGTCTAAGGTATTGATCGACAATGTTACGTGGCTCTACGAGCAAGGCAAAATTGATACAGTCGTTATCGTCGCGCCGAAGGGCGTGTACCGTAATTGGCAAACGTCGGAGATTCCACGGCACCTGCCCGACAGTGTGCCGCATGAGGTTTATGTATGGAATTCGAATCCCAACAAAGCGCAGATCGTACATCTCAAGACCGGCATTGAAGAGCGTGGTGTCCTCCGCATATTACTGGCAAACGTGGAGGGTTTCGCGACAAAGAAGCTGCCGGCATTTGTGGGTGCGTTCACACAGAATAGTAAGTTCCTACTTGCAGTTGATGAGTCCACAACAATCAAGAATCCCAAGGCCAAGCGAACTAAGGCTCTGGTTGAGTTCGGTAAACGAGCAACCTACAGGCGCATCCTGACAGGATCTCCGGTGACAAAGTCACCGATGGATTTGTACGCACAGTGTGCTTTCTTGGACAAAGATTTGTTGGGCTTCTCATCTTATTTTTCATTTCAAGGACGCTATGCCATCACACGCACACAACGCATGGGATCGCACAGCTTTCAAATGGTGGTGGGCTACAGGAACTTGGAAGAGTTGTCTGACAGGCTGGATGCCTTTTCATACAGAGTCACCAAAGAAGAGGCGCTCGATCTGCCCGACAAGATATATGTGACACGCGAAGTACCGCTGACCAAGGATCAATTACAGTATTACAAGACCATGCGGGACACGGCGATAGCTTTGATAGATGGTGATGAGTTGGTGTCGGCTCCGGCGATCATGACTCAACTGTTGCGGTTGCAGCAGATACTGTGTGGCAACGTCGTGTTGGATAACGGTGATCGGATCGAGTTTCCAACGAATCGTTTGGATGCGATGATGCAGACCATCGAGGAGATGACGGGCAAGGTTATCATCTGGTCACGTTTCCGGTACGATATACGAAAGATATACGGCATGTTGGTCGAGGAGTATGGACCGGCGTCCGTGGTCACATATTATGGGGACACCAGCGACGATGACAGACAGGATGCCATACGTAAGTTTCAGTTCGAAGATGCACGGTTCTTTGTTGGCAACCCGCAAACCGCAGGCATGGGTCTGACGTTACATGCGGCAACGAACGTGATCTACTACGCCAACGACTTCAATCTTGAGAGCCGCATACAATCCGAGGATCGATGTCATCGTATCGGGCAGGACAACCATGTCACCTACGTTGATTTAATCACCCCAGGAACTGTGGATGAGCACATCGTCCGCAACTTGCAGCAAAAGATAAAGCTTTCGGCACAGGCTTTGGGAGAAGAAACACGTAAGTGGCTTGAGGTTACGCCGTAAATCGTATGTGGTCACAGATTTTACTTGACGTTGCAATAATGCACACGTTAAAACAACAAACGAACTTGGTTCGAAGGAGCTTTTTAGTGACAGGCAAGTGGGCTATGAGAAAGTACAGGACAATCGGCAACATGAAGACGGGCGCTCGAAAGTTTACGAGTGTGTCGATTCCGGCAGATACGTATGAAATGTTGACCACATTGGCAGAAGAAAATCACCGCAGCTTGGCAGGTCAGATTACATATTTGGTGTCCAAGAACTATGAGTTGGAACTTGCTGGGGGTCATATTGGTTTTCCTAATGCAGAGGCACGTGACGGTTTCAACCATGCTATGGATCGGGAAGAGCGTAAGGACATGAAAGAATCAAAAGAGTGATTCGGGTAGCGGGTCAAACGCGTTCTGGATAATGACGCACCTTTTAAGGCGAGGGGCAGTGGGTTTGCTTTCGTCTAAAACAATGCCGTAGATGTTTGATCTTTGATAACCCGTGGTTATTGGAGAAGTATCAAAGATTCAGATCAATGTCGGACCCGCGTAAATGGCAACGAACAAATCTACGGAACACCTACACACCGCCGAAGGGCGTAAACTTAAACGGTAATAACATGGAGAAGCAAGATGAGCGATGTGTTTTCGCTGATAGACGAGTCGGTAGAGGCCGACAAGTTCGACAAAATAGACGAGACAAAAGGCTCTCGTTTATCCAGCCTAGTCAAGCAATCCTTGGACATGGATCAGCAGATCGCTGATACAGAAAAGTTCCTCAAGGATTTGAAATTCAAAAAACGTAAGATCAACGAGGAAGACATCCCTGCTTTGATGCAGGAGATGGACATCGAAAGCGTCACTGTTGACGGTAACAAGGTGTCCCTTCGTCAGTTTGTTCACGCGCGCATCCCAGAAGAGCGCCGTGAGTCAGCTTATGCGTGGCTTCGTGAGATCGGAGAAGGTGACATCATCAAGCATGATGTGACTGTGTCTTTCAACACTGGTCAGGACAACGTGGCACACACCGTTGTAGATCAGTTGCGTGAAGACTTCGGTTTGGATCCCGCGCAAAAGACCCATGTGCATCCGCAAACGCTGAAGGCATGGGTGAAGAGCCGCATCGAATCAGGCGAAGCAATTGACTTCGATATGTTCGGTGTGTTTTGTGGAACAGAAGCAAAGATATCGAGGAAATAGAACGATGAGTACGAAAGTAGCAACGAAGAACGAGACTGGTGTATCGATGATAATGGACGATCTGTTCGAAAGTGCAGGTCAGGGTATGGAAACTATGTCTTCTGAAGATATGCAGATTCCCTTTTTGCGTATCTGCCAAGCCTTATCCCCGCAGTTGGTAAAGAATGACCCGAAGTTTATCAAGGGCGCGTCTGCTGGTGACATGTTTAACAACGTCACCCAGCAACTGTGGGAAGGCGAAGAAGGTCTGAAGATCATCCCGTGTGCTTACGAGATGAAGTATCTGGAGTTCCAACTGCGTGAGAGCGGTGGTGGATTCCTTGGTGAGTTGGACAAGAACAATCCTGACATTCGTCAGGCCCAGCGCAATGGTTCGAACGAAATCCTACCGAATGGTAACGAGTTGGTTCGCTCCGCGCAGTATCTTGTGATCGCCGTGGGTGATGACGGTGTAACGCAGCAAATGGTTCTGGATATGAAGAAGACCCAGATGAAAGTTGCGAAGCAGTGGAACACCCGTCGTGCTGGCATGAAGATCCAGCACCCGACTCGTGGTTTGTTCACGCCTCCCATGTGGGCAACCGTCTGGCACCTGTCTACGGTGTCGGAAAGCAATGACCGTGGTACGTGGTACAACTACGCTATCGCGCAGTCCGATGTCGAGTCCGTCCCCCAGGCTGCTGTCTTGGAAGCGAAGGGTCTGTATGAGCAGTTCCGTCGTGGTGAGATCAAGACCAGTGCCGCCCCGTCTGAAGAGATGCCTGCTAATCAGGAATCAAACGCAGACGACATCCCCTTCTAACATAGCTGGCTCAAAAGCGCCTTACAGGGGGAGGCGTAAACAAAGAGGGTTTCGATCACAGCTATGGATACTAACCATTATTTGGCGGTATTAGATAACGAGACACTCACCCCCTGCCCTAACCCAATACAGAGGGCTGGTAGTTATGAACTCAGCAGAAAAGTTCATGGCTGCATTTCAAGGCTTTGGTGCAGCACATGGACAGACACAGATATCAAATGAACGTAGAGCCGGAAAACAGAAAGCGATATCCAAGATTGTCAGGAAGCCCCTGACACTTGCGTTGATTGAATCACACCTCAACGGCCAGCAGGGCGTTGGTTCGATACCTATCAATGAAAACAATGTATGTAAGTTTGGTGCGCTTGATATTGATGAATATCCGCTTGATCTGCCCGGTCTTGACCGCAGGCTGCGAGAGTTGGGTGTGCCATGCGTGGTCTGCCGTTCGAAGTCGGGCGGTGCTCACATATTCTTTTTCTTTACGGATTACATAGGTGCCGGTGAGTTTCGAGACAAAGCGTCAGAGATCGCTGCGTTCATCGGGCACGGCGGTTGTGAGATATTTCCAAAGCAAGAGAAACTCTTGGCGGAGCGTGGTGATGTCGGCAACTTCATCAATCTGCCCTACTTCGATGCCGAGCAAACGCTGCGACACGCCATCAAAGAGGATGGTGAGCCGGCGTCCTTGGAAGAATTCCTTGAACTCGTAGATGGGAGAGCCTCTAATTCTGACGATTTTGTTGGGTTGTCGTTTGGAGTTATCGAGGACGAGTTCAAGGAGTGGCCCCCCTGTCTGAACTGCATGTTTGGACAGGGGGTGCCCGAGGGCACTCGTAACACAGTGATGTTCGCAACAGCGGTGGCATGTAAGAAGGAAAAGCCAGATGATTGGAAAAGGCGGCTGGAAGAAATTAATAACCGCATATCTTCACCCCCACTACCAGCTTCTGAGATCGTGTCTATTCAGTCTCAACACGATAAGAAGGAATATGGCTTCCCGTGTGACCAAGAACCGCTGAAAAGCTTTTGCAACCGTGGGCTGTGCCGCACCAAAAAGTTTGGCATTGGTGGTGGCAGTGCATCAGCAGATGTAGCTGGCTTGTGTGTTGTAAAATCAGAGCCGCCGGTGTGGTTCTGTGACGTGGGTGGGCGGCGTGTTGAGTTGACCACAGACGATTTGCAGACTCCACAGAAGTTTCAGAAAGCATGTATGGAGCAGATACATGTCATGCCGCCTCTGATGAAGATGGTGGACTGGCAGACCATTGTCGCAATGCTGATGGAAAACATGGTCGAGATCGAAGTGCCGGAGGAACTGACAATGCGTGGTCAGTTTGTCGAGTTGCTTGAGGCATTCTGTGAGGGCAGGGTGCAGGGGCAAGCACCAGAAGAGATCACGCTCGGCAAGCCATACTCTGACGAAGAGGAAGGGCTGACATACTTCAAGCTCGACGCGTTGATGCGGTTCCTTCGGAACCACAAGTTTGACCGCTACAGCCGTGGACAGATTCAGGAACGGCTCAAAGAGTTGAACGGCGGTGACAAGTCTAACGGACGCGTGTGGTTCAAAACGTCCAAGGGTGACCAGAAACAAATGCGTGTGTGGTGGGTGCCCATGTTTCGTGAGGAAGTGGAGATACCGCCGGCCAACATCCCGAAAGAGGAGGTTCCGTTTTGAGCTACACAAGCTACAAAAGTACGACCATCTTTGGTCCCCCCGGCACAGGCAAGACCACTCGCCTGATCAACATGGTGCAAGAGGCATTAGAATCTGGCATCGCTCCATCTCGTGTTGGCTTTATGTCGTTCAGCAAGAAGGCTGCGACTGAGGCGAGAGACCGGGCCATTAAAAAGCTGCAAGTAAACGTCAAAGATCTGGTTTGGTTTCGGACGTTACATTCGATGGCGTTCCAACAGCTTGGGCTGCGCCGGGAACAGGTCTTGGACGGTGGTGATCTTAACGTCTTGTCCAAGATTCTTGGTCTGCCCATGACATCGAGTCAGAACATCCGCATGGATGAAGGTCTGTTATTTACACCAGGGCAAGCCAAGGGCGATGAATACTACAACATGTACAATATGGCCCGTGCCACAGGTCAAACGCTGGAATCGGTGTTCGATCAGACGTTCTCTGACAACATGCTCTACTTCCGAGAGCTAGAGCACGTCGTGTCTGCTGTAGAGGAATACAAACAAGAGACGAAGAAAGTTGACTTCATCGACATGATCGAACGCTTCATCGAAAACGGTGAGTGTCCGTCTTTCGATCTGCTCATTGTGGATGAAGCGCAAGACTTGGTGCCACTACAGTGGCGCATGATACATGAGGTGGTCGTTCCATGTTCGGAGCGTGTGGTGTTTGCAGGCGATGATGATCAATGCATCTTCTCTTGGATGGGCGTAAAAGTGGACAACTTTTTGTCCTCGTCTGAGCACAAGCAAGTGCTTGACAAATCCTACAGGGTACCCAAAAAAATCCAGCAGCTTGCAGACAACGTGGTAAATCGCCTGTCGATTAGGCAAGACAAGGACTGGATGCCCACAGACGAAGAGGGCGAGATTACTTACAGCTACGAACTAGAGGACATCGACATGTCAAAAGGTGAGTGGTTGATCCTGGCTCGTACAAACTTCATCGCCAACAGGATTGCTAACAAGCTGCGGGACATGGGCTATCTGTTCTGGAAAGACAATCGCTGGTCTATATCATCCCGCATCCTTGAAGCCATCGATGTATGGCTGAAGTTGCAGAAGGGCGAGTCTCTGTCTGGAGATGACCTCAAAGCATTTGCCAAGATGGCCACCGCCTCTGACAGGTACCTGTCCAAGGCATGCCGCCGCAAGATATCGGGATTAGATTCTCATGGGTTGTATGATCTGAATTACCTTAACGTCTTCTGTGGCATGGCGGCTGGCAAAGATGATCCGTGGTACGATGTCATACGCATACGAGACATCGACTATGCATACATAACGTCTGTCAGGCGCATGGGTGAGTCGATACTCAATGTCAGCAAGCCTCGCATCGAGGTGTCTACTATTCATCGGGCCAAGGGTGGCGAAGCAGACAACGTAGTTTTGTTTACAGAGACGAGTCCGAAGGTGCAAAAGTTCTCTAGCGAGGACGAAGAGATTCGCACCTTTTATGTGGGCATGACAAGAGCACGAAAGACGCTGCACATTGTGCAGTCTTATTCTAACTACAGGTTTGAACTATGACACGTGATGAGTTCCTCGAAGAAGCAAAGACACTGATCAATGGGCCGAGGTCCGAGCAGTATGGCTCGGCTTTAGTTAATCACGAGCGCATAGCAACGATCTGGAACGTGCTGCTGCAAAAAAAGTTGCTGAACAAGATAACCCCCGAAGAGGTTACGATGATGATGATTGGTTTGAAACTGGCGCGTTTGACACAAGATGTGGATCAGAACGACACTTGGGTAGACATCATAGGGTATGCTGCTTTGGGGGGAGAAATAAAAGATGCGGACTGATCTGTTAGACTTCGAAGAAGAATGGATGCCCCCGTCGAGTCTGCCGGACTTGACCTCCGTTAATCGCATGGCAATTGATCTTGAGACTCGGGATCCGAATCTTACGACACTCGGGCCGGGATGGTGCAGAGATGATGGGTATGTCATCGGCATCGCTGTGGCGGCCGGGGATTTTGTTGGATACTTTCCGATACGTCACGAGGGCGGCGGCAACATGCCAGAGAAGACCGTCTTCAACTGGCTGAAGAAACAACTTGCCACACCGCACATAGAAAAGGTCATGCACAATGCACTGTACGATCTGGGCTGGCTACGCTGGGCTGGCATAGATGTGCAAGGGCCAATCATCGACACGATGATTGCAGCCCCGCTGCTCAACGAGAATCGTAGATTCTACAATCTGAACTCGCTGTGTCGTGAGTATCTCGAAGAAGGCAAGAGCGAGGTTATGCTGCGCTCGGCCGCAGCGATGTATGGTATCGATCCAAAGAGCGAGATGTGGAAGTTGCATGCATCATTTGTGGGCAGGTATGCCGAGAAGGACGCCGAGATCACACTAAAGCTGTGGGATCGTTTGAGTATTGAGATAAAAGGCGACAACATAGAAAGCATCTTCAAGCTGGAGTCTTCGCTTTTGCCGGTCTTGCTTGACATGAAAGAGCGCGGCGTCCGGGTAGATGTGGATAAGGCAGAGCAAACAAAGAAAAAGCTGGTTACGCTTGAGCAGAACCTGCTCAAAGAAGTTAAAGACGAGACAGGAATCTGGGTAGAGCCGTGGGCAGCGTCGTCTATTGCCAAGGTGTTTGATAAGCTGGGCCTGTCATACAAGAGGACGGCAAAGACAAATGCTCCAGCGTTTACAAAAGTATTCTTGGCGAATCATGTTCACCCCGTGGCTCAAAAGATTGTTAGGCTTCGCGAGTTCAACAAGGCCAACACAACCTTTATCGAGACGATACTCAAGCATGAGCATAATGGTCGTATCCATTGTGATTTTAACCCTCTTCGTTCAGATGAAGGGGGCACAGTCACCGGACGATTTTCTTCGTCCCACCCGAATCTCCAACAACAACCAGCGCGGGATCCCGAAATCAAAAAGATGATCCGTGGTTTGTTCTTGCCAGAAGAGGGCGAGAAGTGGGGCAGCTTTGACTATGCATCACAGGAACCCAGGTGGCTTGCTCACTATTGTTGGGCATTGAAAGGGCCAAACCGCAGTCCGCTGATCGATGACATTGTGAAGATGTACCACGACGGCAACGCTGACTTCCATCAGATGGTGGCAGACATGGCGGGTGTCACACGCAAAGAAGCCAAGACAGTAAACCTGGGCATCATGTATGGCATGGGCCGAAAGAAACTGGGCACAACTCTGGACATATCAGAGGAAGAGGCCAAGCGTTTGTTGGCGGAGTACCACATAAAGGTGCCCTTTGTGAAAGGCATGGCAGACTTGGCTGCGAACACAGCAGCAGAGCATGGTGTTGTTCGGACATGGCTTGGTCGCAAGTGTCACTTCAACATGTGGGAGCCACGGTCCTATGAGTTTAACAGAGCACTGCCGTTGGAAGAGGCAGCCAAAGAATACGGCGGCCGGGGTATGATACGGCGCGCGTTTACATACAAAGCCCTGAACCGCTTGATACAAGGTTCAAGTGCCGACCAAACAAAGAAGGCAATGGTTGAGTGCTACAAAGAAGGGTTGCTGCCGTTGCTCACCGTTCATGACGAATTGTGTTTTAGTGTGAACTCACGTGAACAAGCAGACAAGATAGTTGAAATTATGAAAACTTGTGTACACGGTCTAGCTGTTCCTTTCGACGTGGATGCGGAGATTGGGAACAACTGGGGCGAGGTGGGATAATATGGATTATTTTCGATCAACAACCACAAGGAGTGAAAAATGATCAAATCTATAATGAAGCTGTTCTTTCCATCGTTGAGCGAACCACCGGAAAGGGCACGAGATAGAAACGGACGGCTGATGGGGGACGATGCGTCCACACCAACAATCAACGAGGCGTGGGTCGGGGGCGAAGCACCAGTGAAGAAAAAGGCTGCACCCAAGAAAGCTGCTCCGAAGAAACGCGGTAGACCCAAGGGCAGCAAGAACAAAACCAAATGACAGAGCTAAAGTGTTTCGGATGCGGGGGCCAGGTGATCTGGGGTGGTGACCATGACACAGAGGACATGGAAGACTACTTTATTGTCTCAAACCTGCACTGTATGGACTGTGGTATTTTCTATCTTATGTATCACCCAACGCCGCCATCCGATCAGCCAAACGAGTCGCCCGATTCGGAGTCTGATTAGCCCACTTCGAGTCCAACATCTGACGGCTGGCCTCGCGGAAGTCCCTCGAATCCACCGCTGCCTTCATTTTTTTGAAGCCAGATAGCCGAGGACGGCCCAATTGGAAGCACATGTTTGCTATGATCAATTGGGCCTCTTCTGGTAAGTCATTGAAATCACTGTACAAAAATTCGCAATCTCGTAGAGTTCGTTGGACATCGTCGTGGAATAGTTCATCGACAAGCTCCTGAGAGACCTCTGAGCCTACTTCGAAGCCGTGTAGGTCGTCATCTTCGTGAATAAGGTGTCCGATTCCAACGGTAGGGTACCCTAAATGGTCCAAATAGATTTCCAGCTTGCATCCTTCGTCGGCTGCTAGCTCTTTTTGCAGTTGTTCTAGGTTCATCCCAGTCCCCTTTGTCTTTCAATTAATTGTCTGGTCCTTGGATCCTTTACCAATGATCCGAGATCCGTGGTCAGTGGTCCTTGTGATATAGGTGCGGGGGCCGCTGCACTAGGGAGAATCGGAGCGGCCCCCATTTCCACGGGTGCCGCCGGCGCTGGGGCAACGTCCGTGGTTGTCGGCGTCGAAACTGGAGGCTGTATCGTCGCCTGACTGACATCAAACCTTTTCTTCATACCCGACACATCAAGATTTATCGCGCCTGTCAAAGGTCGACGATTCAAAATTCTGCGAATGTCGTTGAGTTCTTTCAACGGGAAAGTGCCGCCAAACTCTTGCACGTTTTTCCGCGCCACTTTCTTTATGTTGTCGGAGATTTGTTTTGGTGTAAAAAGTCCCCGCATAATTCTGTTGACGTTGCCTACGTTTGCTTTTTTCAGTGCCTTTCGAATCTCTCGATCTGGCATGCCCAAGGTCCGCATGTCTTTAACAAGACCAAAAATTTTGTTTTCCTCTCGGAACAATTTTTCGTTTGCGCGCGCATACGCTTCGATCACATTCATCGGATCCATTTGAGTCTCTACGCGCAGTGTTGAGTTGAAGTCCGCACTGATCCCACGAACCACATCTCCATACTGATATGCTCCGTACTTCACCACGTTTTCTGGTTTTATGTCTGCCTCTCGCAGACCGGTGAAGAAGGACAGCAGTTCTTCTTCAACATTACGAACATTACCACGAGCATCACGCCCGTGCGGTGCAGTCATGGCCGTCACGATACGGCTGGGGATGTAGCCAACTTCACCCGTCTCAGGCTGCACATCAACTCGTCCAACAAACTGTTCTATGGCTCCTGGGTTGAATGCATCGGCGATGTGGAAGAACGACTTGACTGCGATCTCTGTACCATCGTCACCCCTAAATTCACCTTGAGGTTTGTTGTAAACCTTTTGACCCGTCTTTGTTTCACCACGTTCTACATCCAAAATCTTTTCCGCGATGATAGAAAGATCTTTGAATGGTTTGAACATTTCGGAGACTACACCAACCGCTGCATCTCTAAAAAGACCCTCACCATCAAGACCACGTAATTCGTTTCTAGCCGCAGCTTCCATGATGGCTCGGGCCGGGCGATTAAAATAATCGTACGGATTGAAGAAACTGTAATCTATGTAGCCGGTGACATACGGCTTTTGTTCTCCATCCGGGCCTTTTTTTACTTCAACGCTGGTTGGAATCAATGTAGACGCTCGACTCCACGGAGCCACTCTACGTTGCAACGCTTCCATTTGATCTTGAGCTACCCCGGTAGCGTACATACCCAACTGCTGTAAGGCGGGACCAGCAACACCAGCCGTCAAAGTAAAACCAGCCAGTCGGCGCATGCCTATGTCACGCACGGCTCTATTTTCAGACTGCAACTCACGTATTGCATATTTCAGTGTGTTTGAACTTGTCCGGATAATTTCTGCTGGAAACGCTATGAAGTTACCAAACGGTAACTTGCGCCAGGACTTCACCGCTTCAGGGACACGAAGATAATTTGGAACGACGTTTTTTACGATGTCGGCTGCATATTCATCAATCGTGTCAAACCCGACAGATCGAGCGTACGCTTCTGCCGCATCTTCACTGCCAAGCGCGGACACCAGCTTGCTCTTTTCAAACTCAAAATTGTATACCTTCCAAATATCATCGCCGCCTTGATAGTAATCTCGTGCCCTCGTGGTCAGTCCTTTTCCACGTTCGATGATCGCACTATCCAAAAACTGTCCCAGCTTGGAGCGGCCAAGAGTGCGGCGGAACACGCCCTTGTTGGAGCCAACGTCTACGCCCAAATCATCGATAGAACTCTTGAGTGACCCACCCAAGCCCTCTTCCAACAGCTTGTCGATCTCTCGGATTTGGGCCTGCGTACCAACAACGCCCACTTCCTGTAACTTGCGAAAGTAAGTTGCTCGTGCTTCGTCGGCAGTTATGCCAAGCATCCGCATCAACTTTGGTATTTCGCCTTTGTAGATGTTGTCGAAAACCATGTTGACGGATTCGCCTAACTTGGCACCGCGTCCAATATTGCCTTGTGCAGCGGCGAACAAAGCTGCCGACGTGACGTTACGAACTTGTGTGATCGGAGACAGCACAGTTTTGGCAAACTGTGTGGCCCCCTTTGCTTTTAAAAAGTTTCCGTAAGTCGCTCGAAGTATAAAATTATCAAGATCTAACCCAGCAATTTGAGTTGTTCTGGTAAGTTCGTTGAACAAAGATCTTTTCGCATAGTTACCTTGAATAGATCCAAATTGAATGTCTGCTTTCAAATCACCAACAGTTTGCCCCGGTGCAGGAGGGAGCGGCTCATCGCCTAGTTTTGAATATACATCCCTTTTCAACAGACCGTTGGGCAGGACATCAGGAAGCGCCTCGTATGTTTGTGGTGTTATAAGCAGGTCGCCCTGATCAAGAATGTTTTGATCAAGATAGTTGTAAAAATCATCTACGACTCGAAACTCTGCTAAATCAGATATGGTGCTCACATACGTTTCTAGTGGATCCTTTATTTCTCCCAACACAGAACGAAGGATAGGATCTGTCATCTTGCGACGAGTGAACAACGATGTGCGTAAGCGATCACGAACGATTCTTGTATTAGTCCCATCCATTGCTGTTGCAGACCGTGGAGCTTGGTATCGAGACACAAAGTTGTCGAGCAAGTCCTCTACAGCAACTCGATCTGTTCGACGGTTGATGCCGATACCGGTCGTGATTCCAGTGTCAGGGATTGGTCCGACAAAGCGCGTGTACAGACTTTCCGCGATATCTGGGTTGTCTATATAAAACTGTTTAGCGTTCTCGTATGCTTGTTGGAACTCTTCTGTGCTGAACCAGTTTGGATTTTCAAACGCAGCGTATTTACGACGCATATATGTTCCAAGCTCGTCGTTAATAATTTCTCTGATGTCAGGAAACAGCCCAGAAGTAACAAAAGGGGATTCTGCAATTTCTTGAGATACCAGATCGATTTGACCTCGCATGGTAATCGCGGCATCTCTCATAAAGTCCGGTAAGAACTGAGCAAGATCGTCCGTGGACGCTGGATCAAACTGTCGGATTCCAAGACGTTGAGCCTCACGCGTGGCCGCTGCGATGTAATCAGGATCTCGTGTCATAAATGAATACAACAAGTTCATCGCTTCGACGCGCGTGGTCGATGATCCGTTGATCATGATGTTACGAAACGATGGGTTGTCTGCATCAAAAATTTTATTCAATTTCGTTTGCAGTTTTCGCAAGACACGACCTGACTTACTCAACTCAGATTCGACTCGACTCGTTAGATTAGATCGTTTCTCAAACACGTTTTGTGGCAACATGCCTCTAGAACGAAAAACTCCAAGAGATCGATCCCAAACTCGGCCATACAGATTATCTTGTTCAATGGCCTTTTGGATCGGTCTTGAAAGAATCTCGCCCGTCTTTGACAATGCCGGTGCGACCCTTGTTACGTCCGCGAGGGCGCGAACTCCAGACACACCTGCCTTGGCGCTGTACCCCATAGCCTTTAATGCTGGTTCGATAGCGGCGGTAGCACCAGCGGCCTCAAGGCCGACTTTGAGTTTGTTTCCGATCCGGCGCTCTGCTTCTGCCTTGCCCGACAAACCAATGTCTTTGGATGTCATCGAAGGACCGCCACCAAAAAAATCACCCACGGTGGTGGTGCCGTCAGAGGCAACAATTGCATCAGCAGCCCCCGCCCCGACTATTTGAGCAGCCCGAGTGGTTGTTTTTCCAAGATTTCGAAGTTTCGCGGCTTTTCCGATTACGCCTGCTGCCCCCAAACCGGGGATGGCAAATTGCACGATGGCTTCTGTAATCTGCCCCGCCGGTCCTGCGGGATCGATGCCCAGAGAGTCCTTCAAATCTTGCTTGGCCCTAGATATCTGCCTAGCGTAATCGGTTTCTGCGAAATAATCTGGAAAGAGCGCCGCTGTTTCGGCGATGCCCGAACCCATTTCTATAACGCCACCTACGATGCCCTCACCGACCTCCTGCAAGAAGCCCTCGCTCTCGGGCTGCTCCGTGGTTCGTGGTGCGGCGGCCTGTTGTGACGCGATATATTCTAGGATTTTTTCTTTAGCCTGTTCGTTGGTCAGGCCGTCGGGTAGCTGGTATCGTTGACCCTGATACTCGTATATCGGCATGGGTCTGTTCCTACTCGATAACGATTACATTCTGCGCGCCGCCTGGATCTTGGTCCGGTATTTCGGCAGCAGCACCAGCCTGTGATGCGATTGATTCCGCCTCAACGGTAGTGACACCAAGGATTTTTGCCAAGCCTTCCAAGCCTTGTTCGTCAACGATTTGCTTGAGATACCCGGCATTAGCAACAATGAGTGCAAGTTGACCTTGATTGGCGTTTGGATACTGTTTCTTCAACTCATCTAGTATCGACGCTTTGAACCCAGACCTCTGCGCCTTGGTAATTGTAATCGCGTCAGAGAGTGACAGAGTGTCATCATCCTCCATCAAGGCTCTTGCAATCTGTAAATCATCCGGGCCAAGCTCTGCTTTGATCTGCTGTTCAAGCTGACTGGTCAGTGCTTGAATCTCCAACTCGCTGGCTTTCAAGCCGCGCTCTTGTTGAGCGGCAATTTCAGATTTTGCCATTTCTGCGGCAGCAAGATTAATTGAGCGTTCTGCTTCTTTCTCCTTGGCTTTCAGGGCACCGAAAGTTCCTAGAGTCTCTTTGCTTCCCGCTATGATATTGTCTAAAGCACGATCACTGCCCCCAGCCGCAATGTTTAGACCAAGGGTCATCAGCATGAAGTCGCGACTGGAGCGGATGTCATCTACGTTGTCTACACCCGCATCCTTTAAAAATTGTTTTGCTTCATCCAACGCTTGCTTTTTGGTTTTCTTTTCATCGGCGGTGCCGCGAAGTTTTGCGATCTTGTCCATGATGCTTTCCATCGTCTGTTGCGACGACGGGGTGTTGGATTCTTCCCGAGCCTTGATGATTTCCTGTACCTTTTCTTTGGACGGCTTGGGCTTCGGCGGGGACGGTATCGGTGCGGGTTGATTATCTGGGGCAACGTCGTCAAGAGTGCCGATGTTATCTTCATTGCCAACAACAGGCGGGGAACCTTGCGGAGTGTTCTGACTATTTGGCAAAGCGTCCGAAGTGTTCGGCAGAACCACTTCAGGTATCGTCACGATACCGTCTTGTATTATCGGTCCTCCGATGTCGGGTATCGTCACGATAGAACCGTCCGCACCAAACTGGTTCATAGCCGCGTTCATGATCCGTGGACCGGAGGCCAAGATCCCTTGTGGCATGCGCGCCATACTGCGGCGCTGTTGCGGATTTACGAACATCCGACGATCAAGCGGTCCTCTTCCAATCATTTTCCAAACTCTCCAAAAGCACCGAGACCTGCAATACCGAGACCAAAAAGCTGTGAAGCTAAACTAGCCGGGGGCATGTATTGTTGAGACGTTTGTTGTTGCAACGCCGGAACTCCACGGAAAATGTCTCCTAAGAAACCAAGCTGTTGGAATGGAAGCTGCTGCTGCGCTAGTGCGTTTGCTTGTCCAACATTTAGAGCCTGTTGTGCCTGACCCTGTTGCAACCCACCAATGCCTAGTAGCGTATTAATGTCTTGAGCACCCAACTGCTGACCCAGTTGACCAAGCCCCGCTATGCCTTGAGCCTGTGCTAGCTTTTGCCCTGCTGCTTGCTGCGCCAATTGACTCGCCTGCGTGAAACCTGCACTGCGAAGACGTTCACCAGTTTTAGCTTGCTGCTCTAACGTGTTTCTTCCAATCTCCCCTTGAAGAACTGCCGACCTGGATCCACCAAAGGCACCCTGATTTACAGCGGCAGCATCTGCGCTGCGCCCTTGAATCTGTCCTTGTCTTCCAATATCAGCTTGCGCTCGTTGAACCACATCATCCAGATATGGATCCATGAACTGCTTGTATGCATCAGGCGACATAAACTCAGCAGCTTCTCCAAGCGCACCTTGCGCCTGCTCTAAAAACGGCTGATATGCTCCGACACCAGACAAGGCGGAAGAAATGGCTTTTTGTTGACCCTCCGAAAGTCCAGCAAGCTGCTTCTGGACAAACGGCATAGTCAAACCCATGCCACCTTCCTCTGTTGGTTTAAACAGATTCTGCGCCGAAGCTAGAAGATCAGCGATGTACTGTTCCTGAAACTCAGGCAGCCTGGTCGTAACTGTTTGGGTTGCTGTTGACATTAGCCCTGCGCCTCCAGTTCTGCCATCATATCATACATACGTGCCGCTCCGATATCTCTATCTCCACCGCCTGCACCTCGAACGGCTTTCGCTGTGATAACAAACTCACCGTCAGACAGTCGTGCTGGTACAGAGTCAGATGTGCC